CCGACATCTCCCGGGATGTCACCATCCCGGTGGTTGCGTGTTCGAACGCGAACATGCGCCGAAAAGGCAGCAGGAAAGTAGGTGCCGAGCTCCGACCGAGCTCTCCTGTCCCACGCAAGAACCTCTCGAATTCTTGTGTGCGTGGACAAGACCCCCCCAAGACATCCGTCCTGGGGCTTGGGCCACCTCTGCTTTCCCGGCTTGATCTCATGTGCCCGAATCTTCTTGTACTTGCCACCTCCGTAGATAAACTCTTGGTTTGCACACATGGAAACGTATGCAGACGCATCGGAGTTGGCAATGAAGGCGTCACCCGGTTGATAATCCTCCACGCGGAGCGAATCCACGTGCATACGATTACGGTCAACCAGCGCCCTCAACTGCTGTCTATCCTCCTTGGAGGATGGAACTGCAGGTACTTGAAGACTTCGGATGTATCTCGTTGGGTCATGAGCACCTCCGTGCTCAGCATTCTCGCAGAGATAGAGCTCCTTCAAAGCTGCTCGACACCAGGCGGGTACTCTGAGTCGCCCCTTGCATGGGTGACCCAGACCGCCAAGTGCAGCTGGGAGCTCTGCGGGTCTCCACCTCTTCGATGCAACCAGACGCTGCTTGCGGTAGATTGTTCTAGCGCAGCGTGCAAGCCGGTTGAACGAAGTCGAGTCCACAGAATGCTGAGACATGACCCCATTACCGTCCCTAACGAACTCCTTCAAGGATGCTGGTCTAAAGGATTGGATCGAGTGGCCATCTCTTGCCAAGAGGCCGTACGCCTCACAAAAGACGAACCCGATCTTAGACCTGTAAGACTTTCCTTGATGGAGCTCGCTTCCTACAGCGTGTGCTCTGGCACCGTAGGAAGGCACGTTTCCGGGATGAGTCACGGCGGCAAGATCATCACCGCAGATAATCCTGTCTGGTCCAAGACCGTGACTCATCCAGTGGTTGAGGAGCGAAAGGATCGTGAACGAGCACGGAGTGCCCATAAGCGAACCTCGTACCTTTGGTACTTGCACCTTCCCCTCAACCACGTCGTAACGTGCTCGGCACCTAATTGCTTCCTCCTCGGTCATGTCACACAGACGGTACTCGACATAATGCGGCTGTTGGCCAACGCCCAGGGACTCCCTGAGCTCATGGTACAAGAAGGTGGGCAATCCTGCCTTCTTCATACCATTACAAACAGCCACAATCGCATCATGTCCAAAGCCATCTGTGGCACAAGTAAGATCTGCACTAAGGAAGATTTTACTCGCGTGACCGCGGGCCGCAAGGCGGCCAAGGATCTCCTCTTCCGTATGCGGAGCATACGGTTGAACCTGAGGAACAGCCTTGACCACAGCGGGCCAGATGACCTGTCTTACAAGGTCACCTCTGGCAAAGCAATGTGCCGGCGGGATAGTAATGATCCGTGCCTTCATCCCCAGTTCCGCAATAACCGACGCTTGATGTACCACGCGCAAGCCACTGGCTTCGCGCAGGCAAAGTGCAGTAGCCTTCACCAAGTTCCTCTGTGCAGAGGCAACTGTGGGGTAAGCATGATACTTCAAGCGACGGGTCTTGCGACTGAGTGCGTGCTCGAAAGCCCGAGCGAGGATGGATCTGTCCTGCGACAGAACCTCAGTGCCACCGCCTCTTCTGAGACCGGAAGCGACGGCCGTCCAGGCGGGCCTGGACAGGGCACTGATGTAGCTATTGTAGCCACCATCCTTTCTTGGACTCTCGACCACTGCGGCAGCCGAGGAAGGCACGGAAAACGAGATACATTCTTGGAACCGACCCTTCAGCAGAGTCGACACGTGCAACTCAATCGAGTCAAGGTAAGCCTTGCTCGTCACGTGTCTGCTGGAGAGCCTCTCCACGTGCTGGCTTACAGCTTCTTTAACAACCGACTCAGGCGCGCATGGAAGTGCACGGGCGACTCGCGAGAAAGCGAGCTTGCCTTTAACCGTGAGTCGGTTGCCGAGCCATTTAAGAAGCTTGCCTGGGAAGAACTGTCCGTCTCGGGTTCGAGGGCGCCTCTGCTCAAGAGCAGAAGCGCGCAACTCACCACACAGTTCTTTAACGCTCCTGGCTGTCTCGAGCCACCCGTTTCGGGTGACACTAAGAGACAACCACTTGCGTATTTTCCAGGATCCAGTACGGGTTCCAAGACCACAGGAGATCAAGCCGCACCACATAGCTTTCCACAGCTCTGTGGTGTGCCGATCAGATCGACGACTAGGGACTGCACGCGCAGACCTCCTGGATCCTGCTACCTTGGTAGTAGGAACAGGAGCGCCGCTTGCGCTAGGACCCTTAACCGTCACAAACGGGTACGCCGGTAGGCGTTTCCGCATGATCCTGT